ATTGGGAGTGTTTTTTTTATTTAAATTTTGATTATTAACGTTAACATTTTTGGAGCTTTTTTTAATCTGCTCTTCTTTTAGTTTTCTATCCTCTTCACTTCCGGGAGCCTCTACAGCTGGAACACCTCCTACAAGGGGGTTATATAAACCCTCAGATCTTTGTTGAGAGTATTCTTTCTGAGCTTCCTCTAAAGATTCTGGATTCGGAAAAAGCCCAGTCCTGATTGATTTCATCCCTTGCTCTGGAGATATGACCCCTATTTCCAAAAGCCTAGTAATTATCCTTTGAAACTGAACCTCGTCTTTAATATCTATTTCTTGAAATTTTAAAGTTGGGTACTTCCTAAAGCCTAAAGCCTTGCAGACAGTTTTTATTTGAGGCATCATAAAATCATTTATAAAACAATTTCTAGCTTCTTTTAATCTCTCTAGAAAAATCTGTGCCTTTATCTGGGTGCTGGAATAATTTTCTTTCCCTACGATAATATTTTGAAGCCCCTCCCTAATATCTTGGTTCACTATTTCATATTTATTAGGTCCAAGAATTTTATTTATATCAGGAATAATAAAATCAGCTTTAGTTGTATAATCGCTAACAAGAACTCGACCAACACTTTCATTTTGAAATAAACATTGCATTGCCCCTAAACTGTGGGGGTTTATCCCTCCCTTGTCGGGCTCGGCGCCCATAGTAATCAACAAGACTACATTTTCTATAGTTCTACTTATTGCTTGATCAATTTTTTTAAGTTCTATTTTCCAATTCAAGTCATCCAAGACCGGAAACCCAAAAGGGATAGCAAAAGGTTCATAATCCTGTTTCTTGTAAAAAGAATAAACTAACCTATCTGGATCTAACTCAACCTTTAGGCCTACATTTGAAAAAGACCCCTTCTTTACGGCTTCTTTCGCTTCTTTAGGTAAAGCATCAAAAACATTTTGATCTTCTTCTGTCTTCGGGTTTCTAAGTCTTTCTAGTTCATATTCAGATAAAATCTTTTTATAAACTCCTTTATCAAAGGAGGTGCTACTCGTTGACACTATATCATAGGGGTTTAATAAAATATACCTTATTGGAATCTTTCCTGGGTTTAAGTATTCTTTTGATCCGTAAATTTTATTTAAATTTTTAAAATCTTGATTATTGAAATCTCCATCCACTCGATAAAGAAATATATTTCCAGACCTATAATATTCTCTAAAAAATTGATCTTTTAATTTCCATAGGTTAATTTTCTCAAACCACTTATATATAAAAGTTCTAGAAGTTTCAGTGCCTCCTTCTAGGTGAATTTCTGAGTTTGAAAATTCAGACATTACATCTATAGCGTTCCTAAATATGGGTATATTTGCATAAGCTTTTTGACACAACTCTATAGACTCCCTACAATCAACCCCATCTGCTGATACCTTATAGGGTAAGCTGGAATGTTTAATATTTGAATACTTATTTTGCTTTGTTGGGAGATGAGCTCTGTTTGACCTTCGAGGGGAAGAACTCGATCCGGAATCTCTAGAAGTTGTTCCCGCTGGGCAAGACGCCGCAGATGAATACTCGTAATAATTCTCCCCGCAAGATACAGGCTCTACAAAGGGAACCTCAAAAGAGTCTGGCCCCGTTTTTACAGCTTTTGACAAGTTACTCCAATAGGGAGATTTTTTACGGTATGGTCTTTTCTTTTTCATTTGTTATAGATGTTAATACACACAAGATTCTAAAAGTCACTTTTAAAAGTTACTTTGCTTTTATTTAATAAACATAGGGACAAAAGAATTAAAAACTTCTTCTTTTTGAGAATTGACGTCAGAAAAAGTTTTAATCATCCATACACCTAAAACCAATGCAGAATAACAGTCTTTTCTAGCCTTTCCGGGTCCAGATGTTCTTTTTAAAGTTAAAGGCAAGTCAAATGTCTGAGTGCCCTGCGGAGAAGTTTTTACCTCTATTAAGGCGCATTGCCCCTTAGTGTAGTCCATCATGTCATGCAAATGCTCAACTAGGTCTATCATTTTAGCTCCATCCGACTGCTTTAAAACTTCCTCGGCGTTACTTAAAAATTTTAAATCTTTAATTGGTATTTTTTTCTTTCTCTGAGATTGGTAAGCTTCATCTATAGCCTGAGATGCAAATTTTATTTTTTTATGGTCAAAGCTAGCTTGCAATAACTCATTCGCTCTTCTGATCCAACTTGAGGTTGGCTTTCTAAGACAGCAGGGAATCCCTTCTTTGGAAAATTCTCTCTTGGCAGCTCTTAATGATTTCTGATATTCCTCTGTATTATCGAACTCTGTTTGAATTATATTTATTTTTGCTGAAGATTGTTTATACATTTCACTTTCCATGAAAGCGTTTGTAAATTGTACTCCCCCATTATAATCTCCTACTATAGCTACAATATTAAAATTATTTAACAAATAGTTGAAATAATTCATATGATTCCTTAAGTTCTCTCCAGCCATGGCATAAACATGAACTAAGGTTGATTTTTCTTGACTATCCGCGTCCAACTTAAAAACTTGCATTGCAAAATCATCAGAACCTTCATTTTCCGCCCAACTTGGGTCGAAAGATAATATATACTCTCTACCAGGCTCACCCTTAACCTCAACACTTGGGAAGTCCCCTTCTTTAATGGTGCATTCAGCCATTTTCGATATTTTAAAATAACCAGAGCTATCATCCGTGAAGACGGCCCCAAACTCCCTATCGTATTGACTTTGACTCATCGTTGACTTTGCTTGATCTATTAAATTTTGATCGAAAAGCTGTTTAGGAGCACAATCGTAAGAGAAGTGCATAATAACTCTAGAAGCGTTTTTTGCATCCTGCTTTCCTTGAATTAAATGTTCAAAATTCTCATAAAGTTTGTACAAATATTCGAACTTATAAGAAGCGGATGATAACATAATTAATTTATTATTTCTCCAGACGAACCTCTCTTCTTCTGTCATTTTACCCTGATTTATCAGTTCGGTTTCCATATTATACAAGGTTTCTCTCTCTTTTGGATTTTGAACTACAGACAGGAAGGGCACCACAACTTCATTATAAATTCTTTCGGGCATCAGCAACATCTCATCAATTATTATTCTATGAAATCTAAAACCCCTCAACTTGGATCCATCTCCAAGAGGTAAAGCCCTTATAGAGCTATCGCCAATCTCCATAACCCATTCATCATTAGCTTTTGAAATTCTTTTTACACATTGAGATAAGTATGCGGCCTCAGGCTTAGAAAGTATATCTTCTATTTTCTTAAAAATCATTTTAGATTGCCTGAAAGATTTAGAAAGTATGCCTATATCAACTCCCTGATTAAGTAAAGCGTCCATAAACGCAAAAATTCCAGTAGTCCAAGATTTAGACATTCCTCGAGACCATATACCGAGAAAGTAGTCGCTTTCAAACATAGCCTTAATTGCCATATGTTGAAATGGAAAAAGGTCAACCCCTCCTATTAAATTTGCAGAAAAAGTTATATTCTCTCTAAGAAATTCGTACAAAAGCAGTTTAGCCTCTTTTTCTTCTAGATAACCCTCTTTTGAGCCCAGCAGTTCATTAATGCTGTAGTTTTTCTTAATTCTTTTTTGATTGTCTTCTTCCCAAGTCATTTTAATTTTCCAGAATCAACATAATATTGGATATCAGAACTCCACAACTCCTTCCCAGCTTTTAAGAGCTTTGGGATTAGTTTTTGAGACCTGCTTCGCCCTCCAGAAAATACGAATTGACATTTCCTTGGAAATTCATGGGTAATTTCTCTCATTCTATGCCATATAAATTTTAAATTAGATTCGTGGTAAGCTTTTGGGTTGTTTTTAATCACTTTTTGCAGGGAGGACTCTATTATTATATATAAATATGAGTCGAAATCAATACTTCTTTGAATTTCTTTTTTAAATCTAGAGAATCCCACCGTCATTGTAGACTTAAAGTCTTGCTCGCTCTTCCTGTCTACGTAAGTATTTGTATAATTATCTCCAGATAAAGTATAATCTCCATAATCTAACTTATGTTTTTTGCTGTTTTTAAATGATAGTGGTTGTTGCTCTCTAGTATCTATCAAAATCTCCATTTCATATAAATTTTTATCGAACATTAAAAATTTGTTTTTAATAATATTATTATATACTGGCTCAACATGAAGTCTGGAGCAGACTTCATTATATGAACCAAAGAATTCTTTATACATATCAATAGATGGTAAATTATATAATTTTAATTCTAAATGAGAAGGAGCGTATAACATATTCTTTTCTTCAATCTTATCTTTTAACATTTTATATAATATATTCTTAGCTACATCCTTATCTACCGTTTCTAGCCATTTCCTAATTTCAGACCTATTAGAAAAATAAGAAGAAAAATATTGTTTCTTATTCTTGAATGCTATAGGCTCTCCTGTGAGCAGATTACTTCGAG